TAATTAACAGAAAGGTTAGTCAATACGCAAGACGTATGTTTGAATATAGCTTTGTTTTCGTTTGTCAAATGATAATAATGAATATCAAACTCAGAAGGATAAATGTAAATAAAGCTATCTTGGTCTTTAAATTCAGGATGCATATGTAACTTAAACATTTCAACAATTCTCATAATGTTCCCAGCTTCGGTCGACGAACGTGGAGCGAATTGGTAATCAAATGTAAATGTTCTAAAATCAACACCTTTGAATAGCTGCTCTTTCTTTGGATTGTATGCTAAACCAGACATGGCAGAAAGTGCGCCACCAACTCCAGGTGCAGATAGTGCCGCACCTGTTAGTGCACTTCCAACTACACCACCAGCATCTTTAGCTGGTTGTTTGATAGACATTTCTGCTACAGCTTTGGCGCCAGCTTCACCTAATTTAGCACCAACCTGAAATAATCCAGTGTCTTCAGCGTCCCATTGCATACTGTAATTAGCCGTTAACTGGTTTGGTACGTGTAAGGCGATAGCAGTCTTTAAACGTTTTTGTTGTCTGCTCATCTTGCCGCCAGCTTGTATAGAAACAACTCCAGCAGCGGCAGCACCTACACCACCAGCAATTAATGCATCTTTCAAAGTGGAAGAAGAGCTGCCGCTACCACCCAAATTACTTAAAATAGTACCGCCCAATGCCCCAACAGCAAATCCGCCGCCAGCCGCAGCTGCAGTTCCATAGCCTTCTTGATTTATTCTAGCACGAAAACGCTCAGAGTCTCCGATGTTTACAGTTTCTAGATTTTCATCCTTTAACAACTTCGAATCTTCAGGAACGTTTACATAAAACACAACATAGTTGCCACCGTAGATCTGTCGAGATGAGAACAAATCTTCAGGATATGTTAGTTGATCAATACTGTACTTTTTATCTACAGGATTTGAGAATCTGGCGTCATTTTGGTTGGGATTAGAACCTGCAGCAGTTCCGCCAATCATTGAAGTGGAGGAAAGGTCACCGAGTGATCCAAATTGGTCTAGTGATATTGATTCAAATGCATTAGAAAATAAATCCATTTTAACCCTAAATAGTTATTGGTAAATTGCAATCACTATTATTTATGTTCCACAAAAGAAGATACATCCCTGTAAATACACAAAAGTATAGCGGTGACCCAACGAACATAATTATGCGTTCGTCTTGGGAGACTAAGTTCGCAGCATGGTGCGACCATAATCCTAGTGTAATAAAGTGGAAATCTGAGGAAACCATAGTTCCATATAGATGCCCTTTAGATAACAGAATACATCGTTATTTCGTAGACTTTCAAGTTCAGATAAAAGATAAAAACGATGTATTAAAAACATACCTGGTAGAAATTAAACCAGACGCACAAACTCGACCTCCAGTTCCTGGTAAACAGACCAAAAGATATCTAATAGAAACTGCCACTTATATAAAGAACCAAGCTAAATGGGAAGCTGCTAAAAACTGGGCAAAAGACAGAGGATATGGGTTTATAATTCTAACAGAACACCATCTAGGTATCAAATAAATAGACAATGGCAAGCACTAATAAACCAATTCAAGATCTGTTCGTAAAACATCATTACGACATGGACAATATGCGCCGTAAGTCTTCTGCATGGTTCAACCAGCAAGTTGCGCTTATGGCTGGGAAACGTATTACCCCGAATAAAATTCTACAAAACGATTTAAGCTCACTTGCTACAAAAGTGATGCCAGGTAACTTATATTTATATTACTACGATCCTAAAACAAAAGACACGTTACCATACTATGATAGGTTTCCAATGGTATTTCCATGGAAAGCCAATAAAGATGGGTTTATTGGATTGAATATGCATTACCTTCCATATCAGCTTAGAGTAAAGCTAATGGACAATTTATTGGTGTTTAGAAACAACGAAAAGATGGACCAAACAACCAAACTTCGTTATTCTTGGCAGCTGATTGATGGTATGGCAAAATTTGGTTTAGCAAAACCTTGTGTAAAGCAATATCTTTACTCTCATGTACAATCTCCATTTGTTCGAGTCGAAGCAAATGATTGGGGCACCGCTATGATGATGCCTGTTGAGAGATTCGTTAAAGCTGGAAAAGATCAAGTATGGTTAGACTCACGTAGGAAAATATGACAACACTAACATCATTTATAGCAGAAGTTAAAACTGGAGCACTGGCGAGAACTAGCCATTACTCTATAAACTTCACGCCACCTAAAATATTCTTTAGAAGTTCATTAAACTCTAGCGAAAAGGTGCGCAAATTGCTGTTATATTGCAATTCAGCGCAGCTACCAGGTATCAACATTTCTACATTTCAATCTAGAACATTCGGTGAAACTAGAGAAATGCCGTACGATAAGCTATACGATAATGTGAATCTTTCTTTCTATGTAGACAGAGATATGTACATAAAGAAGTTCTTTGATACATGGGTTGAGGGTATCCAACACCCAACCACTAGAACGTTTGAGTATTACGATCAATACACTACAGATATTGAAATAAGAATTCAAGACGTTGCTGAAAAAGACACTTATATCGTTAAGTTGTTTGAAGCATACCCAAAAACAATCTCTCCAATAACTATTGGATATGATCAAAAAGAAGTTATGCAACTTCAAATCTCCTTGAACTACAAATACTGGCAATCACAAATGGTATCGTCAGTAGAAGTAACAAACAGAGATGCCAATGGTCAGATACAAGCTCTGGTAGATCCATTTGCGGAACTAACAAGTGAGCTAGATCTGCCATTTAATATGGACACATTTATGAATCCAGGTGACTTTATTTCCCAACAGTTAGTAGATTTACAAGGTCTTGGTAATTTCGTAAATCCTAATTTGGGTTCATTAAAAAACTTTTTCGGTTAAGGTAAACAAAATGGAAAACAACAAACAAGAAGAACTAAAAATTGCACAAGAAGATTGGATGGTTAAAAAATGGCGTCCTGCTATGGGTTGGACGTATATGGTTATCTGTATTCTAGACATGGCAGTGTTTCCCGTTTTATGGAGTTTACTACAAGCACTAAGTTCTGGTCAAGTTACTAGTCAATGGAACCCACTAACTTTACAAGGTGCTGGATTATTCCACTTGGCAATGGGTGCTGTACTTGGTATTGCGGCATGGTCTCGTGGACAAGAAAAGATGGCTGGCGCTGCTGCTGGTTCAGGTATGCCTGTGCCGATGCAAAGTCCACAACCAATGGGGCTAAATACTCCTGCAATGGCACCTAAACCAATGCCGATGATGAGACAAACCACAACTACAACTTTTGATTTAGATCCTGGAGATCCACAAGTTAGAAATACAAGAAACGACTGATATGAAAATTGATGATAGATTATCTGAGGTGTTTGATTTGGAACCTGCAACAACAGTTCCATTAGTTATTGATGCCGTTACACCATTGCAAGTTAGCGACAAGATTGAATCTGATTATGATAAATCCAGAAATAATCTACATGATCTTTTATTGAAAGGTCAAGACGCACTAAACTATGCTCTTGATGTAGCTAAACAAAGCGAGCATCCAAGAGCATTTGAAGTTGTTGGTAATTTGATGAAACAGTTAGCTGATGTAAACCAGCAATTGTTGGATATACATCAACAGAAACAAAAACTAGATGCTCCATCGAAAGCAGAAGCAGCAAAAAATGTGACAAACAATAACGCTATCTTTGTAGGTAGCACATCTGAATTGAGTAAAATGATCAAGAATATGGCTAAAGGAGACTAACATTATGGCATTACCATTAAACACATCACCGATTTATAATTTAACTATACCTTCAACCAAACAAAACGTAAAGTTCAGACCATTCGTGGTTAAAGAAGAAAAAGCACTGTTAATCGCTCAACAAAGCGAAGATACTAAGGTGATGGTTGACACGCTAAAGTCTGTTGTAGCATCGTGCGTTAAAGACAATATTGATATTGACAAGCTAGCAATCTTCGACTTAGAGTATATCTTTACCCAGTTAAGAGCTAGATCCGTAGGTGAAGTTATCGAAGTTATCATGTCGTGCGACGAAGATCATGGCGACAAAGATAACTTAGCAAAGGTTAAAATCCAGATCGATTTAACAAAACTAAACGTATCTGTAGACGAGAAACATACCAACAAGATTTCACTATTTGGTGATGTTGGTGTAGTTATGCGTTATCCATCAATCGACATTTTAAAGAAATTAGAGTCTATTGATGCCATTGCTTCTCAAGAAGTAGAAGCTGTATTTAACATAGTGGTTGAGTGTATAGATTACATCTATGACGCTGAAGAGGTCTACCATGCAAAAGACCAAACAAAGAAAGAACTGATAGACTTTATTGAAAACCTATCATCAGACCAGTTTAAATTGGTCCAGGCTTTCTTTGAAACTTTACCAAAGATGTCGCACAAGGTTGAATATAATTGCCCTGTCTGTGGTAAACATCATGATGTCGCACTAGAAGGACTAGAAAGTTTTTTTTAATAACGCTCGGACATGAGAGTCTTCACAACTTTTATAAACTTAACTTTGCTTTGATGCAATACCATAAGTATTCACTAAGTGACATTGAAGACATGATTCCTTTCGAGCGCGAGATTTATATTGCTATGTTGATCCAGTTCCTAGAAGAAGAAAAGCAAAGACTAGAGAGTAAAAATTAATGAACAATATACTAGCAAAACAATCAGAACATCTAAAAGAATTAGAAAAGCTGAGCAGACAAGACAGAATCATTCAAATAGCATCGACTAGCATTCAGCGTAAAACTGATATCGATGAAGACAAACACAGTCAAGAGACGAATGACAATCTAAAAGATATCAACAAGACTCTAAAAGAAAATCTTGGTGATAAAGG